ATGCCCAGGACGTACCAGCTTCCCCCGCCCGACCGTCACCTGCTCGCCCGCGCGGCCGAGATGCTGGCCCTGCCGCAGCGCGTCTGCCGCATCCGCGCCTGCCGCCGCCAGGGGCGCTGCGCCTGGTTCTTCCACGACACGCAGGAGCCCTGCTGCCTCGCCAATCTCGACGCGGCGCAGCGCCGCCTGTTCGACGACTTCGTCGCGGTGGCGCGCGATATCAGGGATCTCGGCAATTCCCGGGGCAAGCTCTCCTTCGCCTCGCCCTACCGCGAGACCCGCGCCCTTCAGGATGCCGCGGTGGAGGTCGCCCGCCCGCTCCTAGCGCTCGCCGAGTTCCGCGCCTTCGCCGCCGCGCGGGCGAAAAAGCCGCCGGTGCGATACGAGGGCGGCGAGCCGCCGCTGACGGTTTGAGATGCGCGGCCGGCCTATTCCGCCGCCTCGCCCTTCACCGCGACGGAAAGGGGTTCGAGCGCGACGGCCAGTTCGTAGGAATAGCCTTCCAGCATGGAATAGGCCTGCTCGATGGCCTGGATCTGCCCCTCCGCATTGCGGATCGCCTCGGTGATCGACTGCGAGCGGGCGCGCAGCATGGAGCCGAGAAAATCCGTGCCGGCCTTGCGGCCGAGCCGGTCGATATGCTGGCGCACGCGGTTGCGGTGGCGCTCCAGCTCGAGGATGTGGAAGCGGCTCTTGACGATGTCGTCGGAGAGCTTTCGCCGCATCGCCGCCAGCGGATCGAAGCTGCCGGGCTCGCGCTCGTCGAGGATCACGTCGTTGACCAGCGGCTCGAGCAGCATCAGGCCCTTGAGGTCGCGCGGATCGGCGAGCTGCGGGTCGAAGCCGGTGTCGTCGAAGACCTTGCGGCGCACAGGGTCGCGCAGGAGGTCGTAGCAGGTCTGCAGGCGGGCGAACTGGTCCGCGTCGCCGCCGGAATCGGGGTGCATGCCCTTGGCGGCCTTGCGGTAGGCCGCCTTCACCTGGTTGTCGTCGGCATCGCGCTCTAGTCCGAGCATGGCGTAGGGATCGATCACGCGGCCACCTGTCCGTCTTTAGTACTGCGTCGTCTGTCTAGCAAAGTCTCCGACCCCGAGGGGACGAAATTGTGGTCAGGCCAAGGCGATGCACAGAAAGCGCTACTCCGCCGCCGCGGCCGTCTCGGCTCGCGCCGACAGCACCGCCGCGAAGGCCGCGGCGATCACCTCCGGCCCCGCCCCCGGCTTCGTCGCGTCGGTCGAAAGGACCTGCCGGTATTTTCGCGCGCCTGGAAAACCCTGGAAGAGCCCGATCATGTGCCGCGTCACATGCGCCACCCGGCCGCCCCGGGCGATCACCCCGCCTGCATAGGCCATCATCGCATCCCGCACCGCCTCCCAGTCGTCGGCGGAAAGCGCCTGCGGACGGGCGACAGGACCGGACGGCTCATCGCCTGCCCGAAGCGGATGCGGAAAAAGATCGTCCACGCCCGTCAGGATGCCGCTATCCTGATACGCAGCCCGTCCGAGCATGACGCCGTCCAGCCCCGTCATCTCTTCGAGCGCCTGGTCCAAAGTGTGGAGCCCGCCATTGAGCCCGACGAAAAGGTTGGGGTTCTCCGCCTTCAGCCGGCGCACGAGGCCGTAGTCGAGCGGCGGGATGTCCCGGTTCTCCTTCGGCGAGAGCCCCTGCAGCCAGGCCTTGCGCGCATGGACCCAGACGGCGTCCGTCCCGGCGCGCGTCACGCGCGAGACGAGGTCGCGCAGCGCCACCTCGGGGTCCTGGTCGTCGACGCCGATGCGGCACTTGACGGTGACGGGAATGGCGACCGCCGCCTTCATCGCCGCCACGCAGTCCGCCACGAGCTGCGGCTCGCGCATCAGGCAGGCGCCGAACGTGCCGGATTGCACCCGGTCCGAGGGGCAGCCGACATTGAGGTTGATCTCGGCATAGCCGAACCCCTCGCCGATCCGCGCCGCCTCGGCGAGCTTTGCCGGATCGTTGCCGCCGAGCTGCAGCACGACGGGCTGTTCCACCGCGTCGAAGCCGAGCAGCCGGTCGCGATCGCCGCGCAGGATCGCATCGGCGACGATCATCTCGGTGAAGAGCAGCGCGTTCTTCGTGAGCTGCCGCGCGAAGACACGATAATGCCGGTCGGACCAGTCGATCATCGGCGCGGTGGCGAACACCGGGGTGCTTGATTTTACGGCTTTTTCGTAGAAATTCAAAATCTTAGCGGCCTGAGAATGTTTCCAGTTTTGTCAGCGTTTTTCCGCGTGTTGCACCATTTTTCACTGTCAGGTACAACAATGTCGTACCGATCAGAGGAATGTTGTACCGACATGGGCACGATAAACGCACGGAAACGCAAAGACGGTTCACTTGGTTATACCGCGCAGATCATACGGAAGAAAGACGGGAAGACCGTTTTGCGGGAAGCAAAGACCTTCGATCGGAGACGCGAGGCTGAGGCTTGGATCCGATTTCGCGAGGGCGAGCTCGACAAACCCGGCGCCCTTGAACGCCTTGCCCTCCCCTCGTTCACGCTAGCTCAAGCGATCGACCGGTATGTGCAGGAGAAGAAGGACATCGGTCGGACGAAGGCACAATGTTTGCGATCCGTGAAGCAGTACAACATCGCTGCGATGGAGTGCTCGACAATCAAGGCCAGCGACATCTCCGCGTTCGCGCGGGAGCTTCTCGACGGCGGCAGGCAGCCACAAACAGTCGGCAACTATATCTCTCATGTCTCGGCCGTCTTTAAGGACGCGAAGACGCTATGGGACATACCGCTGGACTATCAGGCGATGCAGGCGGCGAAGTCTGCGCTGTCGCGACAAGAAACGATTTCCAAGTCGGCAAAGCGCGACAGGCGGCCCACCCTTGCCGAGTTGGATGCTCTCATGAGCTTCTTCGTCGAAAGGCAGTCGAGAGCGCACAATTCTGCGCCGATGCACAAGATCATCGCCTTCGCGCTGTTCTCGACACGCCGCCAAGAGGAGATAACTCGTATAAAGTGGGCTGACCTGGATGAGCAGCATAGCCGTGTGCTGGTGCGCGACATGAAGCATCCGGGCCAGAAGAAGGGCAATGACGTTTGGGTGGAGCTTCCGCCGGAAGCACTCCGCATCGCCCTGTCTATGCCGCGGGAGAAGGATCGAATTTTCCCGTACGGCACCGACGCAATCTCGGGCGGCTTTACTCGAGCGTGCCAGTTCCTTGACATCAAGGATCTGCATTTCCACGACCTGAGACACGAGGGCGTGTCGCGCCTCTTTGAGATGGGGCGCACGATCCCCCTCGCCGCCAGCGTCTCCGGCCATCGTTCATGGAATTCCCTGCAGCGCTACACGCACCTCCGCCAGACGGGCGACAAGTATGACAACTGGCCGTGGCTGGATGTGGCGTCTGAAAAAAAATGAAAAAGCCGCTTAGCACTTGACCGAATTCGCCAGCACTAAGTTGATAGAGGGTTGCACGGAAAAAACTGGCTCTCAGTACTACATTAGAGTTGCAGGACACATGACGGAGGGAGAATGACACAGCTTATGACGACCGCGATTGCGGCAGAATATATTAGCAAATCGGCATCATGGCTCAACAAGACGCGGATGACGGGCTCCGGTCCAGTCTACCTGAAGATTGGCGGAGCCGTACGCTACACGAAAGATGAACTCGACCGTTGGCTTTCTGGGACGCGCCGAACTGCGGTCTACGATTTCGCCAATGACAACAATCGTGCCGGTGCGAGGGCTTCCGCATGAACACGGTGAATATGAATGAGCAGTCACTGCACTTCGGCGTTTTCGCAGGTGTCGTTAATTCGGTGATGGACGGGCGGCTTCTCGCATCGGCAGAGTACCACGATCTGCTCAACACGTTAGCTAGTCGGCCGCTATCAGAAACGAAAGTAGCGCGACGTGAGGAAATTCTGGCTGAGGTCGCGTCAAGGTCAACCCCAATGATGTCTGAACTAATGCAGATACTTGTTGCGGATTGGGCAGATCAGGACGCGCATTATGAGAAGTACAGGAACCGTCCTCGTGACCGTTTTGCCACCGTGAGACGCCTGCGTAAGAAAATTGCCGCGAGGGCCGCGTCGCGAGGCACGACTTAACCGCCTAACCACAGGGACCACCATGAAAATCTTATCGCTCCGCCCGGTCCCGCCGGGCGGCAACACTGTTGCGCGCTTCGATCTGGAGACAGACGACGGCATGCGCATTCGTGACCTCAAGCTGGTCGAAGGCCAAGGTGGCTGGCGGGTCTACGGGCCGAAGCACCACGGCCAATCCATAGTTACCTTTCCGCCGGTCGTTGTCGACCGCATCGCATTGGAGGCCCTGCGCCATGTCCGAACCGCAACTTAACCTCGCCGCCCGCCTGCTTTCCAGGGAGCACGTCACGGACACGCTCGAGGCCCGCATCGCCACATACTTGCGTCGCCGCTCCGGCGTAACGCTGTTCGAGATGGCGCGCGATATTCCCGGTTTCTCCGGCAGCGCGCAGTGGGGCAAGTCAGACCAGAACATCATCATCTGGGCCGACATGTCGGAAGCGGCCGTTGCTGCTATGGGCCGCCTTGTCGACTCCGAAGACATCGTGCCGACACCGACAAACTGGCTTGTATACTCGTTTGACGGCGGCGTTCTCGATATGCCGATCGCAGAGGACATTACGCGCCGGTATGCCAAGCCGCACTGGCTTCCGCTGGTCTTCGCAGGCAACCGAGAGGCGGTGTAATGGCTTCATTGAAATCACCGAGGCCGCGTCGTGTTGAGCTCTCTGACTTGGTTATGGAGTTCCAGAGCGCCCTTATCGACCTCGAACGTGGCGGCGGCGAGAAGGTCGACTATGCCGCTGGGATTGCCGCCGCGGCCACTCGGCTCGAAGGCGGGATACAAGATCACGTGGAGCGCCGTGTCGCCTATCGGCTCCGCTTCACCGAGCCGGCAAATGACAACAAGCAGTACCCCGGCATCATCTCCAGCGCGGCCTTCGTCAAGGATTTCGTGCCGCCGGACTATGCTCTCGACGGCGTGTTCCAGTCTCGCTTCTTCTATAGCCTGACTGGTACTACCGGCACGGGAAAGACGGCTGTGCTTTTGTTGCTGGCCGCCGCTACCGCGTTGGGCATGCCAGTCGGCGGCAGGGACGTGAAGCCCGGCCGCGTCTGCTATCTGGCGGGCGAAAATCCCGACGATGTTCAAATGCGCTGGATCGCGGCAGGTCATCATCTTGGCTTCGACCCGGAAGACATCGACGTTCACTTTATGAAAGGCACCACAGATGTTGCGGAAACGATCGAGCTCATCCGCAAGGACGTGGAAGCTCTAGGCGGTGCCAGCCTTGTCATTGTCGATACCAGCGCCGCGTTCTTCTTCGGCGATGACGAGAACTCCAACACAGACGCCGGCCGTCATGCTCGGAACCTACGACAATTGACGACGCTGCCCGGCGAGCCAGCCGTACTGGTTGCCACCCATCCGACCAAGAACGCCAGCAACGACAGCCTGCTACCCCGCGGTGGTGGCGCATTCATTGCCGAGGTGGACGGCAACCTCACGCTGACGAAGTCCGACGGGCTGGTGAAGCTTCATTGGCAAGGCAAACACCGCGGGCCGGATTTCGAGCCGGTGGTTTTCAAGCTGGAATCGGTGACGGCGCCCGCCCTTGTCGATAGCCGCGGCAGACTCGTGCCGACCGTCCTTGCCAAGGACATGTCAGAGAAAGAAGTCGGCGTGGCGAAGCGGCAAGCATTCAGCGACATGGATGCCGTGCTGCTCGAGTTCGATCGCGATGCCACCCAATCTGTTTCAGGAATTGCCGACCGTCTCGGCTGGCGGAACAAGGAGGGCGAGCCAGATCGCAGGCGCGTGCAGACGGCGACGGACAAGCTGAAAACACAGAAGCTCCTGAAGTTCGAAGCGCGGAAATGGAAGCTCACCGATGCAGGTCAGGAAGCGGCTGTCGATGCCAAAGCACGCCGGCACGCAGAGCAGCAAGCGGCCGAATTCGTCGAGCGGATGAGGCGAAAAACCGGCTAAATCGAACTGTACGGTTCGACGGTACAGCACCTTGGTCTCACAAGCCGCCTTCTGGGTGCTGTACCGATTACTGTACCGGCTGTACCGAACCGCGAAAAAAACGCAGAAAACTAAATGAAATCAACCTGTACCGCCGGTACAGGTTTCATTCAAAAACAGTCTTTGTGTGTGGGGGGATTTATCCCCTCACACACTGTACGTACCGATCATATCTTTAGGGCGGTACAGCGGTACAGCGAGACGTTGAAACAACTGAAGAGGACCGCCGCATGATCGCACAGGCCAAGAAGAACCTCCGCCAGGCCATCCCCTCCGCCGCGTTCGGCTCACCGGGATGGGAGGCGATGCAAGCCGCGGTCGGCTGGGTCGACAAGCAGGACGTCGGGGTCTCCAACATCCTCGACCAACTCGGCCTGCTCACAATCGCCCAGCGTTGCCTTGTGGCGGGCGAGACGCTGGAAGAGGTAGGTGCGGAAGGTCCGTACGGCACAACCGCACAGAGGCGCGCGTGGGCGGCTGGTAGGCTAGAGGCGGCGTGCCGGGCTATGCTCTTCGCCGATCAGGTCGTCGAGTTGCAGACCAAGGCAGCGGCAAGGATCGTCTACCTCGAGAAGAAGGTCGAGCTCCTGCGTGCCGAGACAAGGGCGGCGGCAAGGTTCAACACGATCAACGTGCCTTTCCGGGAGAAAGCGCCGGTGCGGGTGGACTGGGCGGGGGAGTGAGCTCCGCAAATTTGCGGAGGTGGCCGATGGAAAGGTGGATATTTATCCACCTTTCTCCCGATCAAGATGCAAATTTGCCTATCCTCGAAATCATTGAGCTTTCCGGCACGGCGTTGATGAAGCGGCGCTTTTGCGTCGGCCACGGGGCCTCAGGTTCCTAATGGGTGAGAGGTACTGCGTTTAAAACGCAGCCTGAAATTGCGCTTTTCGCATTGTTTCATACAGTAGTATGGGGACGGGCTGGCGAATTGTTGAAGCAGATCGAGCCGCAGCAGGGCGCGCACTGGGAGAGTAAGAGGGAGGGCACCCAACCTTCTATTTCCAGAGCAGAGGCGGCCACCGCGGCTGGTATGTCGGAGCGATAACTACCTGATAGAAAAGAGGAAAATTGCGTGAGTGCCACTAACGCGCACTGAACATGGCAACAGGTGAAGACCGAAATTTCGGCACGCTCCAATTCATTGAACAATTCGCCGCCGCGTTAATATTTTCCGGCGAAATGTGCACTTTCCGGCTTTTCGTTCCCCTTATTTATGAGAGGGGCGAACAACCGGCAAATTTGCCTACTTCCGAATTCATTGAGTTTTTCGCCTCGGCGTTAATGTTTTCCGGCGGAATAGCCGCAAAACGCGATCTCGCGGGGAGTATCTATGAGAGGGTAGCAAACGTTCCCATAGTGAACGGCTTCCCCCTCCTCTGATTTCCTTGCCCTTTCCGGCGCGGCGTTCATGAAACGCGCGTTTTGCATCCTCGATTGCCCTCAGGATGGGTGAGAGTGGAGAGAACACCTAGCAATTCCCCAATCGACGCCGCTGTCTTCATCCTTCGGCGCGATCAGCCGTGTGCGCGGTGTCTCGCAGCACCGGCCAGTTTCCAAGCATTGCGGCCGCCCAGCATCGGCTGCGATCGGCTCGGCGCGCCGCGCTCCATCGGCGGCGTCGGGCACCCATCCAGACCACGGCCTTCGGGCCGTGGTCTTTTCTTAGCCCATCATCTTTCAACAACTAACCGACTGGAGGCTGCTATGGCCAACCCTTCACCGCCTTCTGGCGGTTGCTTCACCGTTCCTGCGTGGTGGACGAAGCCCACGTTCAACCTTTCCGAGGTGTCGCAATTCCTCGGGATGCCGATCAGCACCGTCAGCTACTGGCTGACCCTGGCTCGCGCGGCTGGCCTCGAGGTCGGCGATCACAGCGGCAATCGCACAAGCTACTCTTGCCATACCGTGTTCGCCCTGTCGCTTCTGGCGAAGCTGCGTATCCGGCGCGTTCGGATCAATGCCGATGTCGTCGTCGCCGCGTTCGGCTTTGCGGGCCTTCCCGGTCCAAGGCCGGTTCCCTGCAATGGTGACTGGGTGGTCTTCGATGACGATGCCAGCCTGACCGTGCCAGCCTGGCTTTGCTGGACGGCAGTGAGGGCATGGGCAACTAAGACGCATGGTACTGCTCATGCTTAACCGCCTTCGCAATCTCTTCTCCGGCACGCGCTCCTTTGACGGCGCGTCTACCGGCCGCCGAGGTACGGCCTTCGGCCGCATGCCCTCACAACCGAAAGCCCAGCTTGCAAGCCGGTTCGAACTTGCCGCCCGCGCTAGGTACATTGCCAGCAACAATGCCGTGGCGGCTGCTGCGGTTGACGCATGGGTGAGCGCCTTGGTGGGCAGCGGCGTGAAGCCTCAGAGCAAGCACAAGTCGGTGCGCATTCGCGGGCGGCTCAACCTTGGCTTTGAGGCGTGGACGGACCGCGCCGACGCGGATCAGCTTTCGGACCTCTATGGCTTGCAGGTCGTCATGGCCAAGCGGACCGTGATTGACGGCGAAGCGTTCTGCCTCTTCCTCAACGAAGGCAATGACCTGACGGTCAGGCTCCTGGACCCGGAGCAAATCGCTTCGGACATGACGCGGGACCTGCCGGAAGGCGGGCGCATTGTTTCGGGCATTGAGTTCGACTCGCGCGGCAGGAGGGTTGCCTACCACGTCCGGCGGGAGACGGTGACCACCACCTTTCAATACAAGGTGGACCGCATCCCGGCGAGCGACATTTGCCACATGTTCAGGGTTGACACGCCCGGTCAGGTAAGGGGCATCACATGGTTCGCCCCGGTCCTATCCCGCATCGCCCACCTTGATACGTGGATTGACGCCCAACTCACCAAGCAGGCCGCCGCCGCAATGCTGGTCGGGGTGGTTACCCCCGGTGAGCATGCCGACAAGGAATGGGAGGGCGAGGCTCTTGGCGACAGCTTAGAACCCGGCACAGTCAAGGTTGCCCCCGTCGGTTCGGACGGCATCACCTTCAGCAATCCCCCGTCCGTTGGTATGGACGCCATTGAATTCGGGCGAATTGTCGAGCGTGAAATCGCCGCCGGCATGGGGCTTCCCGCCTGGCAGGTAACGCAAGACCTTTCGGCGGCAAACTATGGAAGTCAGAGGGGTTCGCTCATTGAGTTCCGCCGCCGCGTTGAGCAGCTTCAGCACGGCATGGTTGTCTTCATGTTCCTCCGCCCGCTGTGGAACCGGTGGGTTGCCACCGAAATCATGACGGGCCGGATCAAAGGCGACCAGACCGAGCTTTCCGCCGCCAAATGGATCACCCCCAAGACGGCGTGGATCGATCCGAAGAAGGACGCGGAAGCCGAACTTTTGGCAATCGCTGGCGGCATCATGAGCCGGCGCGAAGCCGTGACCTCAAGAGGGGTAGATATTGAAGCCCTTGATGAGGAAATCGCCGCGGACAACGAAAGGGCGGCCCGGCTCGGCCTGACCTTCCAGACCGTCGCGGCCAACAACAACCAGCAGCCCGAAGCCGCCGAAGCGGCATAACACCAGGAGGCAACATGCCGAAGAAAAACGCCGCCCCGCCGGGCGACGAACAATCCCGCACGCTCGAAGATACCCGCAACCGCGCGGCGGGAAGCCTGACCAGTTTCAACGCCGAAGCCCGGACCGTGGACGTGATCCTCGCCACGGACACCCCGGTCCGCGTTCGGACTTGGGAGGGCACCTACGACGAAATCCTCGCCATCACCCCGGCGGCGATTGACACGTCGCGCATGGATTCCCTTGCTCTTCTGGATAGTCATGACCGCTACGGCGGCCTCGCCTCCAGGCTTGGCGGCATCGTTCCGGGCTCGCTTCGCTTTGAAGGCGGCAAGGCCATTGTGACGGCGAAAATCAGCCGAAACGAACGCGGCCAAGCACTCTTTGATGACCTGTCAGACGGCCATGTCCTGCCCGCTTCGGTGAGCTTCAGGCCGCTCGAGCAGAAGCGCACCGAAGCCGCTCCCGGCGGCGTGGCCACGGTCAATGTCACGCGATGGGCTCCTCTTGAACTGAGCATCGTCTCAGTGCCGGCTGACCCCAAAGCCTCTACCCGCTCCGAGCAGGAGCACACCTCCATTGAAGGACCCAAAATGACCCGTAAGGAAATCAACGACCAGATCCGCAACATTGCCGAAATCGCCGGCCTCGACCGTGCATGGGCAGATGAGCAGATTGACAATGAGACGGACGTGGAAGTCGCCCGCGCCGCCGCCTTCGAAGCAATGAAGGCTCGCGGCACCACGGCCGCCACCATCCGCGCCCCGCATAACTCCACCACGCTGGACAATCCGGAAGTGCGCCGCCGCGCCATCTCCGAGGCCGTCTATGCCCGCACCACGGCCGGCGCACAGGTCAGTGACCCGGCCCGCCAGTTCGTTGGCATGACCGCGCTGGAGGTTGCCCGCGAATGCCTCCGCCATGCCGGCGAGAACGTCATCGGTCTGACTCCCTCCGCCCTTGTGGAACGTGCGCTTTCCACCTCCGATTTCCCCATCATCATGGGTGATGCGGTAGGCCGCACGCTTCGCGAAGCCTATAGCGCCGCCCCGTCCGGTCTGAAGCTGGTTGCCCGGCAGACCACCGCGCCGGACTTCCGCATGAAACACCGCATTCAGGTCTCCGAGGCTCCCCGCCTTGAGAAGGTGAACGAAGCCGGCGAGTTCAAGCACGGTTCGCTGGCGGAAGCGAAGGAGAGCTACAAGCTCACCACCTACGGCAAGATCATCTCCCTGACCCGTCAGGCGATTATCGGGGATGATCTGGGCGCCTTCGCGGACCTCGCCCGCCGCATGGGTCAGGCCGCCGCCGCAACCGAAGCGCAGCTTCTTGTCGATCTCCTTGTCCAGGGGAGCGGTGTTGGTCCTACCCTTTCGGATGGTTCCGCCCTGTTCCACGCCGCCAACCACAAGAACTACGTCGCGTCCGGCGCGGCCCTTGCTCTTGATACCCTTGGCGCGGCCCGCCTCGCCATGCGCAAGCAGACCGGCCTGACCGGCGAGCTTATCTCGGTTGAGCCGAAGTACCTTGTGGTGCCGCCGGACCTTGAGACCAAGGCCGACCAGCTCATGACCCAGATCACGGCGACCAAGGCCGAGGATACCAACGTCCTTGCCGGCAAGTTCTCCGTGGTGGTTGAGCCGCGTCTCACCGACGCCGCCCGCTGGTATGTCGTCGCGGACATCGCCTCTTGTGACGGCCTTGAATACGCCTATCTGGCCGGCGAGGAAGGCGTCCAGATCGAGACCAAGGCAGGCTTCGAAGTGGACGGCGTTTCGGTCAAAGCCCGCGTAGACTTCGGTGCCGGCTTTGTCGACTACCGCTCCTGGTACGCGGCGAAGGGCTAACCATGGCCACGGTCGCCGAACTCTTGGCGCAGCGGGCGGACCTTGTGTCCGCTCGCAATTCCGGCGCACTCCGGACCACCTTCAAGTCTGGAGGGACCGAGCGCACCACCGAATATAAGTCGGACGCGGAAATGGCGGCAGCCTTGTCAGCCCTTGATGATGAAATCGCGCGCCTCTCCGGCACGCGCAAGTCCAGCTTCCGACTCTCTCTCTCCAAAGGATATAGAGGTGGCTCGGTTTGTCTGAACAGCTTCGGGCGTTTCGCTAAGTGGATTTCCGCCTCGATTATGCCGCCACCATCATTGGTGTCAGCGCGTTGAAGTAGGCCTGATCCGGCGTCCGCCGGTCAAGGGATGAATGTGGGCGTCTGGTGTTGTAGAAGTTCAGATATCGGCCGATGCCAGCGCGTGCCTCGGACACAGTCTTGTAGGCATGGAGGTAGACTTCCTCGTATTTGATCGAACGCCAGAGCCGCTCGACGAAGACATT